CGCCAAGCGTGGGTGACTTTAAACGACGAGTATACGCATAACGGCAGTACAGTATTAAGATACGACGACGTGTCGTCTGACGTAGACGTTTTAAACGAAATTAAAGCAAAAGCCGAAGAGCTAGGACTAGACGCTACGGACGTATACCCAGACTGGGACACGCATTTTGAGGCGTTAGAAATAATGAAAGAAGACGACGACCAATACATTCGTAACGAGCAAGAATTTAGAGACTGGAGTTAAAAACAAAACTATGAATACAAATAAAACAGTACTGTCTATTTTAGACAAATTAAAGCCAGCTAAAAAGGCTTTAGAGTTATCGATAGTTAATGATATAGATAACGAATATAACTGGCTAGAGCAGTCTTATTCAGAGGCTAGCTATGGAGTGGAATTTATGCAAGAATGGGAACAGAAAATTTATGACTTTAGTAACGAGCTTAGTATTGCTGTAGATAATTATGTAGTAAACGGTGCGGCTTACAGTTTTCAAGAGGCAGCAGAAAATATGCAAGAAAAAATTAACGAGCTAGAAATAAAAGCAGAAGAGCTAGGCATAGACCCTGGCGACTTAATTGCAAACTATGACGATATTTTAAATATATTAAGTAATGCAGATGCGGTAGACACAGAGTTTAGAGACGCTTATAAAGAAGTTTTAAAGGCATCTAATAATGTAGCTTTAGCAGACTTTAGTTAATAATAAACAGTAAATAAATAAATAATAAATATGAAAGCAACAGAAATGTTATCGCAAATTAAAACTTTGCTAGGTGCTAAAATTGGTTTAGCTCAAATGACGTTAGAAGACGGCGAGACAGTTATAGAGACAGATGTCCTAGAAGCTGGGCAAGCTATTTTTATCGTATCTGACGACGAGCGTATCGCTTTGCCTGTAGGCGAGTATACGACTAGTGAGGGTCAAATTATCGTAGTAACCGAAGAGGGAACTATCGCAGAAATTAAAGACGCTTTAGAAGAAGAAAAAAGCGAAGAAGAAGAAGAGCAAAAAGAAGAGTTAGAAGAGGTAGTCGTAGAAGACGTACCAGAGGCAGCAGCCGAAGAGGTAGCAGCTATTGTAGAGGCAGTAGTCGAAGTTATCGCACCAGTTTTAGAAGAGGTAAAAGCCGAAGTAGAAAAATTAAAGAAAAAATACTCTACTATGGAAGACGAAGAGGCAAAAGAAAAAGAAAAAATGTCTAGTCAAAAACCAGCTCGCAAGCCTATGAAACATAACCCAGAGGCTAAAGAAGCTACAAACACAAACCTATACAGTCAAGGTGGTAGTTTTAATACTACTAAAGACAGAGTATTTAACAAAATGTTCAAATAATAAAAAAATACATTAAATTAAACTAAAATGAAAAAAACAAATTTAAGAACTATTACTGGCGGTGGATCAGTAGACAGCATTACAACTAGCTACGAGGGACAGTATCTAGGACAAATTATTTCGGCAGCTTTATTGAGTGGAGACACTATCGACAAAGGCGGTATTACAGTTAAACCAAACGTAAAGTACAAAGAAGTAGTTAAAAAATTAGACACTACAGGAATTGTAACAGATGCGACTTGCGACTTTACAGTAACAGCAGACCAGATTACACTATCTGAGAGAATTTTACAAGTAGACCCTTTTCAAGTTAATTTACAGATTTGTAAAAAAGACTTTTTAAGTGACTATTTAGCTTTAGAAATGGGTAACAGTGCATACACTAACCTACCTACTAGCTTTGCAGATTACATTATGGCTCACGTAGTAGCTAAAGTAGCTGAAAAAACAGAGCAAAATATCTGGGGTGGACTAGTAGCAAACGCTGGCGAATTCAATGGTATTACAGTACAAGCTTTAGCAGATGCTGACGTTAATGACGTTGCTGGAGTTACAGCTACAGCTTTTACAGCTGACAACATTATCGACGAACTAGGTAAAGTAGTAGACGCTATACCAGCAGCAGTATACGGTAAAGAAGACTTACACTTATATTTACCTACTGGAGCGTTTCAAAAATACGTAAGAGCTTTAGGCGGTTTCGGTGCAATTACTGGAGCTGGCGGTGGAGCTAACGGAGTAGATAACAAAGGGTCTTTATGGTATGACAACGGAGCGTTAAACTTCGAGGGTATCAAAGTATTTAAAGCGCCTGGTATGCCAGCAAATCATATTGTAGCAGCTGAAAAATCAAATTTATTTTTTGGTACAGCTTTACTAAACGATATGGGAGAGACTTCTGCTAAACTTTTAGATATGGCAGATTTAGACGGCTCAGACAACGTAAGAATTGTACTCAGATTTCAAGCTGGCGTAACTTACGGAGTTTCACAAGACGTAACGCTATATACTTTAGCATAGTAAAATAACAAATTCACAAAATTAAGGGTAGGTAAGCTCGTATAGCCTACCGCCCTTTTTTTTTAACTTTTAAAAACATAAACATTATGAGCTGTAATTCATTAAGTATTGGACGTACTTTGCCGTGTACTAGCTCTGTAGGTGGCATTAAGGCGTTTTACGTTGCTAGCTGGGGTACTTTAGGTACTTTGACAGTTAGCGCTACTACAGGCGAGCTAGAGGCAATTAGCGGCACACCAACACTATACAAGTATGACGTAGAGGGGTCAAACGGTTTAGAGCAAGCGATTACGTCGAGTGCTGAAAACGGTAGTATTTTTTACGACCAGACCTTAACGGTAACACTTAAAAAGCTAGATTTAGCTACACAACACGAACTAACCGACTTACTAAAGGCTAGAACTCATATTTTTGTAGAAGACTATAACAGTAACTACTTTTTAATGGGAGCAACTAACGGAGTGCAAAGCTCTGGGGGGTCTATAACTACTGGGCAAGCCTACGGCGACCTTAGCGGTTTTTCTGGACTAACATTTAACGCACAGGAAACGTTGCCAGCATATTTTGCTGACGCAACTATAGTAACGGCTAACGTTAGTGCTACACAAATAGAGCCAGCATAATTAAGGGGTTAATATAGGTAGATGCTTAGGCTATTAAGAGGGCGCAGAAATGCGCTCTTTTTTTTATGCAAAAAACTAAAATATAGCGTTATATAGATATGAAAGTATTAAAGCCGACTACAGACGAGCAAACATTTTATTTTATACCTAGAAGTTATGACATAGATGACACTATTAATTTTAGGGACGACCAAACAAACGAGGTAGCTATATATACGCCTACAATGGTTAAAGAAAATGATTTTATTAAAGTTACTGGCGTTTTTAATTTAATAGAGGGACATTTTTACGATTTAGCTTTAGGCAGTAATTATGACGTATGGAATGAGAATGACGATATCTGGAATTTATCGCCAGATACGTGGGACTTACCTAAACGAGTAGATTATTTTTCTATAGATAAGGTATTTTGTACGGCGCAAGAAATTAACCAAAATAAACACCTAGAATACAGTATAAATAAAGGCGAGTTTAAAACACAAGACACGCATAGTAACGACTACATAGTATTATGAAAAAATTAAATAAAAAACCTAGCAATACGCAAGGCGGTTTAAAGTTTATAAACCTAAATACGTATACGTCCCCAGAAATTATAGAAGACAAAAACCAAGAGTTTGTAAGTTACGGCGCAAATAATGACTATTTCGGCTATCTCAATGATTTATTTAACGGATCGCCAACAAATTCGGCTGCTATTAATGGTATTTCGCAGCTTATAGCTGGTAGGGGTTTAGATGCTTTAGACAGCTCAAAAAACCCAAACGGCTACGCTATAATGAAAAAGCTTTTTACAGACGACTGTTTAAGCCGTATTTCTATAGATTTAAAGTTATTCGGACAAGCTAGTTTACAAGTTATTTATAACGAAGACCGTTCACAAATAGCGCAAGTTGAGCATTTTCCAGTAGAGACGCTAAGAGCTGAGCGATGCAACGCCGACGGCGATATAGAAGCCTACTATTATAGTAGCGACTGGACGGACGTAAAAAACGCTAAAGAGTTAAAGCGTATACCCTGTTTTGGTATGTCTACAGCTGACATAGAGATATTATACATAAAACCCTATAAACCAGGCTTTTACTACTATAGTCCTGTCGATTATCAAGGAGCTACTCAATATATAGAAATGGAAACCGAAATAAGCAATTTTCATTTAAACTCGCTCTTAAACGGTATGTCGCCTAGCTTATTAATGAATATGAACTCTGGCATACCAGATGAAGAGACGCAGCGTGAAATAGAGCAAAAAATATATCAAAAATATACTGGTACGTCTAATAGTGGACGTATAATTTTAGCCTTTAATAATGGCGCAGAAGAGCAAGCGACTATAGAAACGGTACAACTATCTGACGCACACCAGCAGTACCAGTTTTTAAGTAGTGAAAGCGGCGCTAAAATACTAATAGGTCATAGAGTTACAAGTCCTTTACTTTTAGGTATTAAAGGAGACGGCAACGGTTTTTCGAGTAATGCAGACGAGTTAAAAAACAGCTCGATATTATTTGACAATACGGTAATTAGACCGTTTCAAGACCTTATTTTAAAAGCCTTTGATAGTATACTAGCTTATAACGATGTCAGCTTAAAACTATATATAAAGACGTTACAGCCGCTAGAGTTTATAGACTTAGAAAACGCAAATAGTACCGAAGAGGTCGAAGAGCAGACAGGGCAAAAAAGAGGTTTTAGCGACGAGAGACCAAATTTAACAGACGAAATAGCTACAGCTGTACTAGACCGTTTAAATACTGTAGGCGAAGACGAAGACCTAGAAAACTGGGACTTAATTAACTCTACGCCAGCTAATGAATACGACGAAAACATACATAGTGCTATAAATTTAGCTAGCGTCGTTTCTAGTACGCCTAGTAAGACAAGCGAGCAAGACACTAGTATTTTAAAAGTAAGATACGCTTATATGGGTAGTAATAACCCAGAACGAGATTTTTGCCAGAAAATGTGGGCAGCTAAAAAAATATACCGTAAAGAAGACTTAGATAAGCAAAGCAGCGCTAATTCAGAGTTAAGTCCCTCAGGGTCAGACACTTACAATATATGGTTATACAAAGGCGGCGTAAATTGTAAACATTATTGGGAGCGTAGAACGTATTTAAGAAAAAACAACAAAAAAATTACAGTAACAGAGGCTATTAAGAAAATTAACGAGTTAGATCCTAGTTTACGTAAAGAAGCAAAAATAGAAAAAAACGCACCAGAGGTAGCGCAAATAGCAAAAGCTAGCAACGACTATTGGAGGTATAATAATTAAAAAATGGCTACAGCATTATTCATAAATAGAACAGACTTAGTAAAAAACACTATTATAAACGGTAACGTAGATACTGACCTTTTTATACAGTCAATTAAATTAGCGCAGCAAACGCATATATTACAGTATTGCGGTAGTGCTCTATACGACGAAATATCTAATAAAATACTTACTAGTAGTGTAGATACAGATACAGAGGCTTTACTTTCAGATTTTTTACAGCCAATGCTTATACACTACGCTATGACGGACTATTTGCCCTTTTGTAGTTTTGAAATTAAAAACGGCGGTCTGTTTAAAACAACGTCAGAAAAAGGCGCAGCTGTAAGTAAAGACGAAGTAGACTATTTAGTACAAAAGCATTTAAGTAGCGCACAGTTTTATACTCGTAGGTTTATAGACTATATGAGTTTTAATGCGTCGGCTAAGTTTCCTAAATATTTTGAAAATAATAACGAGCAAATGCAGCCAGAAAAAAGCGCAGCATTTACAGGGTGGGTTTTATAGTATGAAAAAAGAGTATAAAGTAAAAACAAAAAACGTAAAAAAGTTAGTTAGCTACTTACGTAAACAAAAAAAAGAAAATGGCAAATACAATAAACTGGGGTAAAATATATTGCTATATGTCTACGAACGATAGCTGGGGCGACGTAGTAAATAAAAGGACTATACAAAATGTAGCAGCGCCAGACTGCCTAGTAGAGCAAGTTAATTGCGGTACAGCTAGCGCTTTTAGCGGTGGGCAGCAGTTTCCTACTTACTTAAACATACACTTAGGTACAGGCACAGGCGTAGTAACACTAGATTTTGACGCAATAGGTATACCAGACAAATTCGAGGTTTGGTTTGACGGTAATTTAGTTATAGATACAGGATATAGAGGCAGTACATTTAGACAAGCGGCTTTAGACGCAGCCTTAGCAGAGCGAGGTTTACCTAGCGAAACAATTATAGCGCCGCCAGCTGGCACGGCAACTTTTAACAAAACAACAGCAACGTCTACGGCACAAATAAGAGTATACGCACCTATGCAGAATACAGGCTGGGATATAGAGTTAAGCTGTCCTGTATAGAAAAAAAATAATAAAATAAAATAAAAAAAATATGAGTACACTAACTGGAACTAAAATAAGTCAGACTTATGTAGGGTTACTAAAAACTTTAGATACAACTCCTTTGAGCGATTTGCCTAAAGAAATTTCGGACGGTTTAGGAACTGGCTCTGGGGTAAAACTTGACAATGCTGGAAACTTAGACGTAACTAATACAGTAGCCTTTGGTAATTTAAAAGACACTGCCGAAGACATTACTATTACTAAATTTGTAGACGAAGCCGACGGCATAGAAAATAATGACGACGATACTAGTATACCTACTAGCGCAGCTGTTAAAGATTATGTAGACGATTATATTACAGCACAAGATTTAGATTTTAGCGGTAATACTGGCACAGGCGACGTAGACCTAGATAGCGAAGTTTTTACTATTACAGGATCAAACGGCATAACTACAACCGCTTTAGATAATACGCTAGATATTGACGGCAGTACGCTACAGACGGCTATAAACACCAATACAGCGGACATTTCTACTAATACTGGAAATATAACTACTAACGCTACTAATATTGCTACTAACGAGACTGACATAGCTACTAATGCTACTAATATAGCGTCAAACGATATAGATATATCTACTAATGCAGCTAACATAGCTACTAACGAGACAGCTATCGAAAGTAATAGAACGGACATATCTAATAACGCAACTAACATAGCTAATAACGTTACTAACATTTCTACAAATCAAAGTAACATAGCAACTAACGCTACTAACATAGGTACTAATACAGCTGGCATAAATACTAATGCTACTAACATAGCTACAAATACAGCTGATATAGCGACTAACGTAACTAACATAGCCACCAATACCGCTACTGGGTCTACTAACGCTAGCAATATAGCTACGAACACTACAGCTATAGGAATTAATACTACAGGCATAGCTACTAACGTATCTAATATAGCCACTAACGCTACGGCTATAGCAACTAACGTTACAGATATAGGAGCTAACGCTACGGCTATAGCGACTAACTCTACAGATATACTAGCTAACGCTACAAGTATAGCTACAAATACTACTGGTATAGCTACTAACGCTACAGATATACTCGCTAACGCTACATCTATAGCTACAAATACTACTGGTATAGCTACTAACGTAACTAATATAGCAGCTAATACTACAGCTATAGCTACTAATACAATCGATATAGCGACTAATGTTACAAGCATATCTACGAATGCTACAGCCATAGCTACGAATGTTACAGATATAGCTACAAACGTTACAGATATAGCCACTAACACCGCTGGTATAGCTACGAACGTTACAGCTATAGCTACGAATACAGCTGGTATAGCTACGAACGTATTGGCTATAACGAATAACTCAACAGATATTTTAGCTAATGAGAATGCTATTGATGCAAACGCAGATGATATTGCAGATTTACAGACTGACGTAGCTACGAATACTGGTCAAATAGCAGTTAATACGCAAGGGGTTTACTATAACGGTCAAAACATAGCTACAAAGGTATCTAAGTCTGGCGACACTATGACTGGTAATTTAACTTTAGGTACTAATAGTTTAGTTGTAGGTGGCACAGCGGCAGTAAATCAGCTAGACGATTACGAAAAGGGAACGTACAATATTCAATTTATACTTTTTAAATATGGTACAGCTAATACGCAAGCTAATAGCACATTTACAACGTATAATAATTACTCTACATATCTTAAAATAGGTCGTCAAGTAACTTTATTTATAAATTTTCAATATACAAACCCTCAAAGCAGTGACTGGAACAACGCTACTTTAAATGTAGGTTTAGATAATTTACCTTTTGCACCTAAACAAAGTACATCTAATATGTTTGGAACTGGTGGCACGTGGAGTTTTGACAGTAGATACCAAACGAACACAGATACAAATAATGCTTTTGTATGTATGAATGGCGGTTACAATAATTACGGTAACTATATATCTTTAGGCGGTGGAATAAAGTCTGGATATCCTTATAATATGCAGTATGCCCTTAAAGCTACGGAGTTTCCAGACTATGCTATTTATTTAGACACAAATACGAAAGTGAAATTTACAGGGTCAGTAACATATTACACAGATTATTAAATAATAAAACAAAAAAAAATGAGTTTAACAAAGACAAGATTAATAGATAAAGTAGAATTTGTAGGTAAATATAGAACTTTACAAGTGAGACATTGCACGCAAATTAAAGAAAACGACGACGTAATATCTGAAACCTACGACAGAGACAGTTATAGTTTAGGACAGGAATTGCCAGATGAGTTAAAGCCTTACGCAGACGGCGTATGGACTGACGAACTAAAAGCCGAATTACAAGCCGAAATGGACGCTTTGCCTGTAGTACCAGAGGCAGTAGAGCCAACTGAATAAATAAATTATGAGTGTTAATGATTTGAAAATATATATTTTTAATGCTAGTAGTTTAGCTATAAGTATGACTAAAATAGACGTAGTTTTAAAACTAACTTTGTTAATTGTAAGTATAGGTTATACAGTAAACAAATGGTATTTAATGAATAAAAATAATGATAAATAAACTAAGAAAATTAGCAGACTGGCTAGAATGTAACAAAGCTAAAAGATATGTACGCTGGAATGATTATCTAGACAGTAAAAAACTAGACGTTAAAAACTGTAAAAATTGCGTATGCGCAAAATAAATAAAATTATAATACACTGTACGGCTACGCCAGAGGGTAGAGACGTTTCTATTTCTGACGTTAGACGCTGGCACGTAGAAGATAGAGGCTGGCGAGATATAGGCTACCACTTTTTGATACAGAGAGACGGCACAATAGACGAGGGTAGACCAATAGAGCAAACAGGCGCACACACTAGAGGGCATAACTGGGACAGCATAGGTATTGCATACGTAGGCGGTATGTCAAAAGATATGACAGAGCCAAAAGACACTAGGACGGAAGAGCAAAAAGACGCTCTAGTAGATTTGCTATGCCAGCTACACGACTGTTACGGCGGTAAAATTTACGGACATAGAGACTTTAGTAGTAAAGCTTGCCCTAGTTTTGACGCTAAAAGTGAATACGAAAACATAAGTTATAGATATTAAAATGGCATACGAGTTTAGCATATTGTCTTTATTTAGTGTAGGTATGGTTTTAGGGTGGAGCTACTACGACGTAGACGAAGACCAAAATTACAGAGAGTTAAATTTATATTTAATATGTATACATTTTCGTTTAAGGTGGGCGTACCCAAAAATTAATTAATATTATGAAAAAAATAGTAGACTGGTTTAGCGGTGGCGTAATAAAAGAAATAGGTAACGTAATAGACAACTTATTTACTAGCGACGAAGAGCGTATACACGCTAAAAACGAGATACTTAAAGTGCTAAAAGAGCAGCAGCTAGAACTACAAAGACTACAGACAGAAATTATAGTAGCTGAGGCTAACGGAAACTGTTTACAACGCAGCTGGCGACCTATTTTAATGCTAGCTTTCGGTTTTATAGTTATTTATGTAAAATTTATAGCACCTCTTTTTAGCTTACCAATACCGCCTTTAGAGAATGAGTTTTGGAATTTACTACAAATAGGTATAGGCGGCTACGTAATAGGGCGTACAGGCGAAAAAATGATAAAAGAATACGCTAGTATTAAAAAGTAGTTTAAGGCTCTTAAAAGCCTTTAAAACGATTATACTAGTATATGTATATAGTCTAGTATATAGTAGTATATGTATATAGTAGTCTAGTATATAGCTAGTATACTAGTATATAATAGTAAAAAATATGTAACTTTATTTTAACTGACAAATATTTTGCAGTTTTTTTTTAATTATAATTTTAATACTTTTACCGTATGGAGCAGCAAGACAAAATTTTAAAAATACTAGGTTACAAAACGTGGAGTGACAAGCGTAAAATAGATGCCTTACTAGAGTTAGATGTAAATATGTATACCAATTTGGGAACTGAAAGTACTAAAAAAGACAGGACTAACGTAGCTAAAGAGAGTAGATTTATATATAGAGCTATAAAAAGCATAGACGAAAAACTAGGCAAAGACTTACTACGTACACAATGCTAAAAAAAAAGTCTAAAAAACCCACAGTAACACAGCTTAAAAAAAAGCTAGATACTATCTTTAGTAAATACATACGCTTAAAAGACTCTAATAAGGCTGGCTATGTAAAGTGCTATACGTGCGGCGTTAGTAAACTTTGGCAAAAAGACGGTATGCAAGCTGGGCATTTTATGAGCCGTAAGCATACTATAACACGCTGGGACGAGCGCAACGTCAAACCACAATGTTATACTTGTAACTGTCATTTTTACGGCAGACAGTACGAATTTAGTTTAGCTTTAAATAAAGAATACGGCGAGGGTACAAGTGAAGAGCTACTAATTACTAGTAGACGAACTCAAAAAAATAATATTAATGATCTACAAGAATTAATAGAACTATATACGGTTAAGTTTGAGGCTTTAAATAAAAAATAGTATATTTGTATTAAGTTAAGGCGCTAGCTTTAATGGTCATATCGTATGTAAAGGCAGCTTTTTTAAGCTGTCTTTTGTTTTATATAGATATTTTTTGTATATTTGCCGTAATACGATACACTTACAGATATGGCAAAACAAAACAATTACTTAGAAGTTAGGATAACAGCTTTAGAAAATGAGCTAAAAAGATTAACCGACGAAAACGAATTTTTGAGCGCTAAAATTGATATGCTAGAAATAGCTATTAACGAGGCATATTTATTTATATAACCTTTAATACCTATTAAAAAATGAAAACAGGAACTATTAAACACATAGACCCAAACGGTTTATGGAACGGACTAACAAAGTACAAAGTAACATTTGCAGACGGTACGCAGTATACGTTTTTTGCAAAAGGAAACTTTAAATTTAAGGTAGGCGAAACTATTACCTACGAAGTAACTAACGAAGAGTATAAAAACGCTAAGATACCGCAAGACCAGTATAAAAAAGAAGCTGCGCAAACGGAAACTATTACAGCGCCAAATACGAAATACGTATCAAAAGACCATTTAATTATACGACAAACTTGTATAAAGGCAGCCGCAGAGTTTAACGCGCAGCGTACAGCTGTAGACGTAAGTAATATTATTAACGACGCAGAAATTATGTTTAACTGGGTAACACAATAAAGTATGACAAAATTAATAACACTAAGAGTAACAGAAAAAGAAAACGCCGAAATAGCTAAAAACGCTAAAGAAGAGCTTTTAACAAAGTCGGCATACATTAGACGAAAATTATTTTTAAACCTTAAATAAATTATATTATGAATAGTAAGTACGAGAGTGAATTTGTAAACAGCTTTGTAGTAAAAGACGAGCCAAAGTATGACTGGATAACAGCAAAGCTACATATTAAAGCTAGCGAGTT